CTTGACCGAGAAAACGCCGCCCAGAAAGGCGCCGGCGTCGTTGCTGGCTTGCATATTGAAATCTGAACCTGCGTTGGCACCGCTCTCAGCCTGGGTGCCGCAAACGAGTTGCCAGCGGTTCACGCTGTCGGTCTGAAATTGGAGAATACGGAAGGTCCCAACGGCACCCCTGACATTGAGTTGAGCGCCGGGAGCGCCGCTGCCGCACGTGAGAAAACCGGGCATACTGACGGCGCCGGACGTGGAGATGCCGATGCGCTCAAGCCCGGCGCTCGAATCGCCAATGGTAAAATGCCCATCGATCGCGCAACCCCAAGTCCATGTCCGGGCGCTCGTGACACTGCTTTGATATTGCGCGGCGATGCCGGCGGGCGTCGTGATGGCGTGGCCGAAATTAGCCGTCGAGAGAATTTGGCCGGTAAAAGACGCGCTTGCTCCGGTGAGCTGTCCATTCACGTCGAGGTTGCTCGCGACGGAGACGCTTTGCATGGCGACGCTGGGACCGGCGAAGCTCACGGCGCGGGTCGAACGGATGATCGACATCGCTTGCCCGAGAAGGCCGCCGGCGTCGCTATAGGCATTGATGACGAAATCCGAGCCGGCGCTGCCGCCGCTTTCGGGCGTCGAATTCCCAAGCATGATTTGCCAGCGCGCCGAGGCGGCGGTCTGACCGAGTACCTGGCGCGACGTTCCGGCCGGGCCGGTGACGACGCAATTCAGGAATGACGTGTTACCGGTGACGCCGAGGCTTCCGCCCACGTTGAGAGTGCCGCCCACGGTGAGGTTGCCGGGGCCCGCCAGGCTGCCGCCGGTGAGCGGCAGCAAGCCCAGGTTGGCAGTGTCGAGCGGGCCCAGCGTGATCCAGGCTGTGTTGGCGATGTTGCGGATTTTGAGCAAGCCGGTCGAGGTATCGGCCCATAGCTGGCAGGGGTAAGTGATGAGCGGTACCGCCGTTCCCTGGAAGGTCGTGCCGAGCGCTTGCAGCGCCGCCTCGAGGTCCTGGCGAACGGTGAGACCGGGACCGTTGGCGATGGTCAGGTCATGATTGGACATTCTTTCCTACCCTTCAGGACTGTTGGCCGGGGCCGTAGGCGAGAAGATCTGCCGACTTTGCAATAGGATTGCCGGCGTTGTTGAGAATCTGGACTTGTACATAGGACCGTGCATTGGCGTCCCAGGTCAGCGCGATATGGTCGCCGCCCGTCGCCCCGATTACATTGCCGGCGACGAAGGGCTGGCTGTAAAAGGCCGGCACGAAGTTCCAGCGCGTGCCACCGAGAGCAATCGCCATGCCGGCGACGGTCTGTTGGTGCTGGAACATGCGCAGGTCGTCATTGAGCACGGTGATCAGGACGTTGGCGGCCGGATTATAACTCTCGAACCGGAGCCGGCGTTTGATGCCGCGGGCGACATAATCGCCGATGATGTAATACTGCCAGCCCGACCAGACCGCCGTGGGACTCGTCGGATTGTCGTTGGTCAGATTGATCTCCGAAAAGACCATGGCATCGGCCGGGTTGCCGCCGACCTCTTGCGGATCGATGAACAGTTCCATGCGGAAGCCGAAGATGGCGCCGAGGTCGATGGCGGTATTGAACTCGTACATGCCGGTCGGCGTGGTCGCGCCCTCGTCGTCCCAGTTCGCGATGGAATCGACGTCCGCCCAATCATCGACATTGGCGCCGGCGCCCGAGACTCCCAGCTTCAAGGTGCTGCTGGCGACCACGAGGTTGGTCTTGACGCCCGGGAAGGTCGGCGCCTCGTTGGTGTGAATGACGGTCTGCCAGCCCGGTTGATCGACCGACTGGAGCGCCCACATCACGGCATTGACGCTGACGTTTCCGGTGGAATCGATGGCCTTCGCCATATAGGTGCCGGCCTTGAGGAAGATGGTCGCCTCGGTCGCCTGGCCGCTCAATTTGAGGTCCATGCTGCCTTGCGCCCATTGCGGGCTCAGCAGGTTCTGTGTCCAGCGCAGCCAGATTTGCCCGCCGTTGATCACGTCGATGTCGGTGGAGAGATTCCACGTCACATGGGCGTGGCCGTTGAGCGCCGCCACCCGGAAGTTGGTGATGTCACGCGGCGGCGCCACCAGGCCACGGGTAACGATAGTGAATTGATCCGACCAGAGCCCGGCGACGCCGAGGATATTGATCGCGCGGACCGAGAGGATGTAAGTCGCGCTCGGCAGGTCGTAGAGGTAGCTCTCCGTGCCGGTCTCGGAAGGAAAGGCGGCGGGGTAATGCCAGATGCTGTTGATGCTCGACCAGTAGGCGACCTGATACCGGCCGGTGAATCCGTCCTCGGCCGGCTGCCAGCTGACGTGGATGCGCGACTTGGCGCCGGCACCGGTCTGCGTGACATAAATTTCCTCGGCCGCCGAGACGCCATGCACCTGCGGCACCCGCGTCGGGCTCGGCAGCCGCGAGGCATCGCTCACCAGGTCCGGCAGCTCCAGGCCGTTATCCCACGAGTAGACATCGGCGCCGGTCTCGCGGAGGTTCAGGTCGATGCCCGGAATCGGCGCGCCTTCCGCGCCGCCCGCATCGAGCCGGAATGTCCAATTGACGACCTCGAACGGCTTGTTGACCCAGCCCATGCGGGCGAGGTTCACGTTGATGGTGTCCGGCACGGTGATGCCGAAGACCTTCAGATTGGCAGGAAACACGAGGCTGATCTGCTGACGGATCTGCATCAGCATGATCTTGGCGAGGCGTTGTGCCATCGCCGCCGAATTGGTGAACGGCAGCGCCACATTGCTCGACCAGATCCGTTCGCCGCCGTCCTCGGCCAGATAGACGTCGCTGCCCGGCTTGCTCTGATCGGGATAGGGCGGGAAATTCGTCGGCTGGTACTGCGCCGCCGGCGACGTGTAGGTGCCCGACACGGCGTTGAACAGATCGCGGCGGGAAACGAGGGTCTGAACCGATAGCGGCCCACGCGCATAACTCTCGTCGATGGTGGCGCTGGCGGCGCGCCAGACCGCCGGGAACAGATACCAGATGCCGCCGCTATTCACGACCCGGCCGCCGCAGCTTGATAGCAGCTGGCCGAGGATGTCCTGCGGCTTCTGCTGGGTATCCACGACGCCGTTGCAGGTGAACCGCCGTTCGTACTGGCGCAGCAGCCAGGGCGAGCCGGTGCCGGGCCCTTGGATCTGGATGGCAATCCCTGCCAGGGCATTGTCGAGGGTCGAGGCCAGGTTTCCATGGCCGTAGGAAATGGCATCCCCCTGGTCGAAGCTTTTGCGCTGCTCCGCGCCATAGGCGATCCAATAATAGAGCGGCCCTTGGGTGAACGGTGCCGGCGGGTTGTTCGTGCTGCTGCCGATCTGGATTTGGTCCCCGGTCCGCAAGCCTGCCAGGCCCAGGTCGGTCATCCAGAACTCGTCGAAGCGATAGATGATGCCGCTGCCGTCGGTCGTGATCGGGACATAGGTGCCGGCAGCGGCATTGGCGGCGGAGCTCGCCAGCTGGATCGTCGGCTTCACCACGACATTCAATTGCTCGAGGATGGTCGAATTGTCGTGGTCGCGGATCACCCAATAATCCACGTTGGCCGAGACGCCCGTGGGCAGGCCCGCGCCGCCGAGGCGAATCCGCTGTCCGGTGATCAGATTGAGGTTGTCATTCGGCAGGCTGAAGGCGCTCGAAATGGTGACCGGCGGCTGCGGATGGAGCCAGTTGTTGTTGCGCTTGAAGGTCTTGGTGACCTGGGCCGTGAAGGTGACGTTCAGCAGCGTGATGTTGCCGGTCATCGGCGCGGTCTGCACGGTTTCATCGCAATTGTTCGCCGCCGCGACGAAGCTCGGGCTGGAAATTTCGCCGGCCGCGATGCCCATCTGCCAGCCGTCGGTGCCGCGCAGGTAATCGAAGATGCACAGCGCCGCGTTGTCGCTCCACTTGGTCAGGCCGGTGCGCGGATCGAGGAGCAGCTTGCCGCGGACCAGGGCGCTGATCTGCGGCATCGAGGGGAACAGATCCTTCTGATAGAACAGGCGAAACGCGATATAGGCGCGGCCGGACAGGGTGTGCGCCGCCGTCCACGTCCCCTCGCCGGCGTCGATCAGCATCTGGTCGGCCGCCTGGGTCGGCGTGCCGAGATGCTTGATAATATTGACGTACATGGCGAAGCGCCCGAGGGCCTTGCCGGCGGCATCGAGGGCGATCTCCTCGTCGCCGAAATAAATCTTCTCGATGGCGTCGACCTGATGGCAGGCCAGCACGATGGCGCCGGTCATCTGGGCATTGGCATAGGTCTGGTCGCTGCTGCTGATCGGGCCGCTGGTGTGGATGTAGACATAGGTCCCGCCGATGCGGGTTCGGCCATACACCGCCTGCCACGGCGCCAGCGGCTGCTTTAGCGTCACGGTATGGGAATTCGTGCTCGTGGTCGCCGCCGGGGCGCTGCTGAGCGCCTGGGTTAGCGCACTGATCACGAAATTGCCGATGATGCCGATCGCGAGCGAAGCGGCCGCGCTAATTACCTCGGCAATCGTGATGGCAGAGATGGCAGCAACAAGGGGCGGCATGGCTCTCAGACTCTCCAGGTCCGGCGGATGTCGCCGCGCGGGATCATCAGCAGACGATGCTTCTCCGAGAGATAGACGGCACCGTCGCCGTCGATGATGCCGAGGCACGGCCCGGCATCGGCGTCATGCAAGGCGACGTCGCCGCGCCAGGCAAAATTGACCTCGACCTCCGGCATGTGATTTTGTCGGCACATCTGTTCGACGAACAGTTCCAGATCGCCGCCGTCGGTCGCGAAGCCGATCAGCGCCTCGGCTCCCTCCCTGGTGTCATACTTGCCCCGGAAGTCGGCGCCGAGGTCAACGCCGGTCATGGCGAGGATCACGTCGCAAACGAACAGGCAACAATCGTTGCTGCCCCAGGCGAACGGCGTGGCCTCGGCCTTCTCAATCGCCTTGCCCATGTCGATCTGCCAGTTTTGGCTCCGCATCATGACGATATGCCCCAAAATATTTTCTGATCCTGCAGCGCGGTGACCTGATCGAAGGCGCGGTCGCCCGGGAAATAGATCGCCTGGGTCTGCGGCGTGTAGAACAGGCTCCGGTTTTTCTCGAAGTCCACGAAGCGGTTTTCCACCTGCAGGCTGATGGTCGCGGTGTCGCCGCCGTCGGCGATCGCAGGCACATCGACGCGCCCGGAAAAGTAAATGGCGGGATTGGCCGTCAGGACGCCGGCATTGTTGATGGTGCCGATGTAGACATTGACCCGCTGGCCTTGGCGCAGGTTCTCGAACACGAGCGCCAGGAGTTCCGTCGGGACGCCCGAGAGCGAAATGGTGAGGCCCTGCGCCTTCATTTCGCTGCCTTCGCTCGCCTGCCCGACGCTGATCAATTCCCCCGCGCCGGTCCAGGTGAAGCCGTTCCAGCTCAGATCGCCGATGCCGGTCCAGAAGCGGGTCGTGATGCTGGTAAAGTAGCCCTCGAACAGGAAACACAAGCCCACCACGGCTTGCGCCAGTCCGGTAATCAGTTCCGGCGCGGCGGTGCGCGGCATTCAGAACGCCTCCGACCCGGAGAAGGAGATGCCGGCAGCGATCTGCGGTTCGGTCCAGTCCCAGCCGTTGGTATTGCTGTCGAGGCGGAAGACGCCGACGGTGTTCGTGTAGATGATCGGCTGATTGTCGGGCGGCGAGGTTTTCAATCGGGGCCAGATTTGGATAGAGGCGCTCCCGGTCCCGGAAGCGACGATGTCGCTGGTGTGAACCTTATAAAGACCGCTGGCGATCTGGATCCAATCGCCGACGCGCAAAACCCGCTGCCCGGCCGGCCAGCCATCGGTGGCGATGATGTTTCCCTGCTGCCCTGCGCCGTTGACATGCGGGCTGCCGCCGCCGGTCCCGCGTGGGTTCTTGCCCAGGGGATCGCCCATTTGGAACGTCCCCTCCATGCCGTTCAGGCTTATCAGAAACCCGATCCACGATTCGGCGGCGGCCCGCTTCATCGGCGGTAGCTGCACCTGGATCTGCCACCAGTTCGCCGGATAGACGTAGACCTGGCGCTGCCCGGTGAACGGCGAGCGCACGGACGAGACGACGCTTTGGCCGTTGAACCTGACCGACTTCGGCACGGGGCTGGTGGGGATATCGATGGGATAGGTCGGCATGGTCTCACCTGTTGAAGGCAGCGGCGAAGGCGCCGCCGCGCTTGCGTTCGTTGCTGACGGCGGCGACGGCGCGCGGCTCGATGGAGCGGTGGAGCTCGCGCAAGGTCGCCTCGAGGCGGGCGATGGCCGAACTGTCCGCGCCCCGGGCGTCGATGGTGTAGAACGCCGTGGGCGCCCCGGCGCCGAGGCTTGCCAGATCGCGGTTCGACCAGACGTCGCCCGGGCCCGAGGCGCGGAACAGTTCCGGCCCCTGTTCGCCGACCACGGCCCATTGTCCCGCGTCGAGCGCGCCGCCGCCGGCGAGGTGGGCGAAACTGGTCGTGGGGATCGGCACGGCGGCGCCGCCGACGAAGCCGCTCGATCCGGTGGCGGCGCCGAACAACGAACCGAGAATATTGCCGAACAGGCTACCCAGCGTGCCGGTGCCGCCGGCACCCTCGAGGCTTTTTTTCAGGAGATCGGTCAACGCAGTGAGCACGTCCTGCAGGGCGTGCACGGCGAGATTCTTGAAGCGATCGGCAGAGGACCCGGCATCGGTGAAGGCGCGGCCGAGATCCTGGGCCAGGCTGCCCGCCAGATTGACCACCGTCTGTTGCAATTGCTTTTGATCCTCGGCCAGCTGCTTGGCCGCCGGATCGGCCTTCGCCATGGCGTCCTGCAATTGCGCCGTGGCGGTGGTGAAGTCCTTCAGGGAAATCTTGCCCAGGCCATAGAGCCGGTTGAGCTCCGTCAGGTCCTCGAGGTATTTGTTGACCGGCGCCTCATACTTCTCCAGGAGCGTCTTGGCCTCCTGGGTCAGCTTGACGTCGTCCTCCTTCGACTTTTTCAGGGCGTAGTAATCCGTCACCTGCTGGGTGATCACGTCGGCTTCGACGCTGCCGGCCTTGGCGTGCGCCTCGCGGAGCGCGGTGTCGAGCTTCAGCTGCTCCTCGTGGCCTTGCAGCGCAAGGATTTCATCGTGGAGCCGCTGGGTCACCAGGGCATAGGCCGCGGCATCCTTCTCGGCCTGGCTCTGGCCATGGCTGGTAACCACAGGCGGCGGCGTCGGGGGCTTCGCCGGGGACAGGCCGCGCTGACCTATTTCCCCGGTTACATCCTCGAACATTAGCCGAAGATTCGACGCCTCTTTCTCCAGCTCGAGGAGATGCTTTAGGGCCGCATCGGCGCCGCTACTGATGAGGCCGAAGAACGTGAAAGCGTGCTCGTCCGCCTTCAGCGCAAGTTTTGTCGCCTCGATCTGCTTATCCAGGGCGAGCAGCTGATCGCGATAGACGGGCATCGGATTGGTAAGTCTCGCCAGAAGCCCGATGAACTTCTCTAGAGCCGGGACCGCCGAAATGACGATGTGCTCGGTCAGCCGCTCCCAATTGAGCCGCAATCCTTCGATTTCGGCATCGGCCCGATGCGCAGCCTGGACCTCGTTCTCGCCCAGCACCATGCCGAGGCTTCTGGCCTTGTTCTCCAGTTCGGAGATGCTGCTAGCGCCTTGCCGCATAAAGGCATCCATCTCCTGGCCGGCGCGCCCGAACACCGCGACCTCGGCCGCGGCACGCTGCGCCTGGGTCGGGAGCTTCATAATGGCATCGGAGAGATCGAGCAGGACGTCGTGCGTCTCCCGCGCGTGTCCGCCGGCATCGAGGAACGAGACGCCGAGTGTGACGAAAGCCTGCTGCTGCTTCTTGGCGCCATCTGCGGCTTGGCCGATGGTCCGCGTCAGACGTTCGAGGCCGGTCGTCAGCGCCTCTTGTGACGTGCTGGATTGCGTGGCGGCATATTGCAAGCCCTGTAGCTGCGTCGTCGTGATGCCGATTTCGTCGGCGGTTTTCCCGAGCTGCTCGGCCGAGTGCAGTGTCTGTTCGGCGAAGTCGGCAAATTGCTTGCCTGCCTCGAGGATGGCGCCGACGCCGAGCGCGGCAGCGACGCCGCCGATTCCTTTGGTCAGCAGATCGAAACTCTCGTTGATGCCTTTCAGCGAGACTTGCATCTCGGAGGCGGATTGCTTGACCACGCCGCCAAGCTTGCCGATGTCGTCGCGGAAGCGGGCGAAGTCCGCCTGGACGCCGATGGTGATGTCGCCGGCTTTGCTAGCCATTTAGCGGCCCGCCTTCCTGCGGAAAAACGCCGACATTCTTTGGCTCAGGTTCACGCGCTCCGCTTGGCTCAGTTCCTTTGCCGGCGGCGGCGGCGGCTTCATGTAGTGGGGAATCAAATCCTCCAAGGTGATGTCGGCATCGGGCTTCAATTTCAATCGCGCCAGGATCGCCAGCTGGTGCGCCGTCCGTCCGAACGGCTCCAGCTGATCGAACGCCGCCCACTCCGTCAGTTCGTCGGAACCCATGCGGGCGAGAAGTTCCCGCACGGTGCAGCCGATATGCGCCGCCAGCCGGAAGTAGAACCGCCGGCTGGGGCGCGTCAGGAGTTTTTTCTGGCGTCCTCGACCGCCTCCGGCTCGAGCCCATTGAGTTTCTGCGCCTCCTCGAAAAGCAGGCCGATGGCGTCGCCGCATTTGCCGCCGATCAGGGCATCCTCGCCCTGGCGGAATAGCCGTTTGCCTGTTTCATCGCAGATCGCATAGACGAGCAGCCGGGCGCGGAAATTGTCGAAGTCCGGCGGCTGTCCATCCACCGGCGGCCGGGCGCTCAGCATGTAGGCGTCGCGCTCGGCCGCCGTGATGGTCCTGAGCCACACCGAATTCTTCCAGTGCGGCACGGTGACTTCCTTGCGCGGCAAGTCATCGACGGCAAGGATCTGCTCGCGGGTCATCGCCATGGTCAGGCCGCCAGCGGCATGTCTTCGGCGAGAAGAACCGGGTCGGTCCAGGTGACGAGGCCGGTGATCTCCAGGCCGATGGACGCCTCGACCTTGGAATCCGCCTTGCCGGAAACCTTGAACTCCATGATGTAGGAATCGAAGGTCGCGATCCCGCCATCGACGAAGGTAATTTTCAGGTGGCGGAGTTCCTGGGCGATACGCGAGCCCCGGAGTTCCTGCTGGCCGGAATCGAGCGCATTGAAATTGACCATCAGGGTGAACTGGCCCTCGTCCGGCAGGCCCGGCAGCTTCTCCTTGCCCGTGGACGAGAGATTGGTGATGTCGATGACCTGCGCCTTCCCGCCCGGACCATCGAAGGAGATGATTTCGCCGATGGTAATGAAGGTCGTCGGCGTGGTGATGTTGGCGACCGCGATGACGGTCCCCTGCGTCCTGATTGCTCCGCTAGCCATGATTAGCTTCCTTTCTCTTGCAACGGTTTCGGGGTCGTCCAGTTAGCCTCGCGGCTCGTCGTGCCAGATCCGATAATCGACGCTCACCCGCCGGGTCCGGTCCTGGCCTTCGTACAGGTCATTTTCCGACGTGATGGTGACCTCCTGGATGCGGATCGGGCCCCACATGCCGCGGAAGGATTCAAGACCGAGCCGGATCGCCTCGGCGATCTCCTTCGACTTGGCATAGCTGCCCGCATATTCCGGGGCGTCGGACCAGCAATCGATTTGGATCACCGGGCCGGCGAGCCCCGACCGGCCGTCGTCGGAATAGACGCGGTCCGTCGAAACACGCTGGAACGCCACCAGGGGCATCGCCGCATTCTGCGGCGCCGGCGCCGGAAAGATGCGGTCGGCGACCAGCGCCGCCACATCCGGCAGCGTCAACAGGAAGGCGCGGAGCTGATACTCGAGGAGTGTGGCCGGGTCGATCATTGCGAAGCCTTCACGGCATCTTCGATGCCGGCGCCGAGCGTGAGTCTGAAACGGTCGATTGCCTGCATCCCTTTGGCATCGATGGCCGGCCGCATGAAGGGATGCGCTGCGGCGTATCTCGTCCCCTTCTCGACCAGGGCCCCGTACCACGCCATTTTCGTCGGCCCGACCGCATAGCTGATCACCGTGCCGCTGCCGGGCGACGTGCGGCGCCGGCCGATATGCTTTTTCAGGTTGCCGGGATAGCGCTGGCCGGCGTCCTTGCCCTTGCCTCTCTTTTTGGCGCCCATGTGGCTGCGCACCGGCGCCCGGGCTTTGACTTCCGCCTGGATCACCGCCGCCGCGGCGCTGACGGCTTTGACGCCAACGCGCTCCTGCAGCTTGCCCGGCAGCTGGGAGAGCGTGCGCTGCAATTCGGACAGGCCCTTGACCTCGACGGTGACGGTGCTCATTCCTGCCGTGCCCGCACCAGGATCTGGGTGCCTTCCCGGTAGCCGATCTCGACCACGCTCTGGATGTCGTATTGCTGGCCGTCGTAAAGGATGATCCAGGTGGCGCCAATGTCGGTGCGGTGGAGGATCTTGATCACGGCATCGATGGCCGCCTCGGTCTGCCGGCTGGCCGTGTATTCCCGCTGCGTCACCGGCATGACGTCGGCCCAAATCTTGTCCACGAATGAATAAGTTCCCAGCGGTTGGCCGTAGGCATCCTCGCCCGGGTTCGGCTTCATCAAGGTGATCAGGTTGTTGCGGGCGCCCGCCGTGGGCGCTTGGCGGGCGCTCATAGCGGCCGCGGCGGCCAGCCAGGAATGATCCCGATCAGGCCGAGCAGGATGACGATGAACAGGATCACCAGGACG